AGCGGAAAGGAGGGGGGTGGGTCTTCCCAAGTAACCGGAGAAACAGTACCGTTAGAAGTTAAAACCTGTCCAGAAGAACCTTTGTCGGTAGATACAGCAATAGTCCCGTTCTCTGCTACATTTAAGCGCTCTGTAGCACCAGTTGCAATAGTCAGAGACTCAAATTGAGGACTATCTGTTGTTCTGAGGTTTTGACCCCCAACAGGTTCCCAAGCTGCGTTATTGTATAGTTTCAAAATACCAGGGCTAGTGTTAGTGTCAAGCCAAAGCTTGCCGTGGTATAGGTCAGTAGTAGGTTCGGAAGTACCAGAGTGGCAGGTATCCAGTGCTGCTAAAGCATTGTTAGCATCAACATTGTAGTTCGCACCACTTTGGTCTGCATCTAGTGTTCTAGAGCTAGTTGTCATAATTTTACTTTCTTATAGATTTTCTATTTACTGGCCAACGGCCTGCCAATTTACATTCCGAGCAACTCTCACTCCATTGTTGAAAACAGAGTATGAAAAGTCACTTGCAGTTATGCTTGTTATTTTAACAGTGTCATCAGAGTTGCCCCCAACCACGTTTACCCCGACATAAGGTATATCAGTGTTGCCAATACCCCCATAGAAAGGATTGTCAAACGTAACCGTAACGTCGGCAGAAGCGTTAGACGCAGAAGTACCTCTTTTAGAAATGTCAACCTTATCAGCTACAATAGACAGCTCAGAGATTTCCATTGTATAGTTGATGTCAGCAGCGACGCCTAAAAGTCTAAACTCAAAGGCACGGTGTCGAAAGCTTCCAACAGTAAAAGGCTCCCAGTCGCTCCACGTAGGGGTTCCACTAGGGTCATCGTCTGTGCTTCGTATCTCGAAGTTAAGAACAGCTTCTACAACAGGTCCGGCAAAACGAGTAACTGAAGATACAGGGTCGTAATCCGAAACGTCTGTAAGACCGTCTGTAATGATCGCATTAAGTTTAGGGTTAAATCTAATACTTTCTACAGAGCCGAGATCTACTGAGTTGTTAAAGTAATAAGTAAAGTTATCCACACCAGCATCTTTATGAAGCTCGCCTGATACAACAGAACAGTTAGTTTTAGATCCCGCGAAACTAGGTTCTTCAGATATAGTCGTGATTTGGTTATACAGCGGACCTTGAAAATCGTTAAGAGCAGTTGCATAACCGAAGCTTTCTACATTGCTACTATCTATGTGTTTAAGCAAGTAGTAACCTGGAGCTACAGGTAACGTAACAGTGTTAGTCGATCCACTAAGGTTGTTTACGATTGTTTGAGCAATCTCCCAGCTTGGGCTAACACCCGGATCATTTCGAATGTATCTTATCTCCGAAGTACCACCAGAAATAACATCAAGGTCTTCGGGGGTGTCCCAGTGAAGCAGCATTCCTGTCTCTGTTGCCTGAATTCTAAACCCTGAAGGGTCTGCAGGTGCCCCTGCTAGGCCGACAATATTAAAGTCGTCTTGAACAGAGTAAGACTCATCGCCTCTGCCACTAAGCCCTGTGACTTTGAAACTGTAGTCACCTTTAGTTATTTCATTAAAGATAAAGAACTTTTCACTTGTGATGCCTAGTAAAGTGTAGACTACAGGTTCTCCTGCAACATATCTGTGGTATTCTACTCTGTACTCTTCTGCGTTTACTCCGTTTACCCCTGTTGGTTGTTCCCAACTGATTTTTGTTCTTGCTCTAACACTAGTAGCTTTGTTTACAAGTGCTTCATACAGAGACTCTTCAGAAATCAAGTTTTGAGGCTGGTAAGGGGAGTTATAGATAGTGCCAGAAGTAGTAACTCCTTCGGAAGTTCTGCCAAAAGGTGTTTGGAGTTTAACAGTAAATGTTATAGAGTCTCCTGTCTCCCACTCAGTTCTTGGACGGATATCGAAGGTGTCACTAGCAGACTCTCCGAGAAGCTCTAGCTTTCCTGAATCGTTTGTAAAGTAGACAAGAGCTTTAGTTGATTCGTCTGAGGGATTATCCCAAGTGAGATAACCAATAGCAGTAGAGTCAACGTTAGGGCTTCCATAGTTGTATTGAAGGTTAGTTACAGGGTCTACTGCCCAAGTGTAGATTGGTCGGTTAGAATAAGCGATGTCGTCATTGACGTTCCACGCAAGAACACTGTGATCAAAACAATAGCAAACCAGTGAAACCGTAAATTCCGAGGAAACTTCAATAGATTGAACTCTAAAAACTTCATTACTAAGTCCCGCTTGTGCAGAAGTGATGTTAATAAAGTCACCAGGTTCTAACGACAAACCCTTCTTACTAACAGTAAGCTCAAGGTTGAATAAGAGACGAGAAGAGCGGACTATTTGTTCTGCCCTTGCTTTGGCATGGTAAGGGTCTGTAATCCCTACTGCCTCTTCAGAACCTTTAAATGGCTGTTGGTTATCTTCAGTAAGGTAAAGATTGTGAGCGGTGCTGCCAAGAGTAGGCCAAGTAATACTATCTGTTTTAAAGTCTTCATGTTCATTACTAAAGGAAACAGTGTATTGGTTATAGCGCTCTGAAGCACTGGGCCAAATCATGTTAATCTCGTCTCTAATAATATCATCATCAGTGAAGTAATGAGTTGAATCAACCAAAGCATTTAGCTCTGCTGTGCTTGTCGGATACTCTACTAATAGTTTGTATTTACCTTCTGAAGTCCAAGTCAGCTCTGCTAAGGCCATTGTGCTCATGATAGCTTCAATGTTATCACGAATAGTCTGGCTAGAGTCCAACATAAGGTTGCATTCATACAAAGGAATATCCCTAGTAGTTGCACCACCATTAACTTTGCCTGAGATTGCTCTACCAGAAGACACTGTAGTACCACAAACAGAAATAGCATTATAGAAAGACTCAAGGTCTACCTCGTCTGCTGCAAGTCCTCGTCCGAAGTCTTCGTTTGTAAGGTAATCAAGCAAGCATCTTGCAGGGTTGTTCGAGTAAGACGAAGGTCCAATCTCATAAGACCCGTTTGTTGCCAAAACTGTAGGAACAAGCCGACCTTTCGTAAGGAAGGACATAGAAGGTACACCACTGTATTGAGGGTCGTCCCTGTCAAGTTTAAACGTAGCAGAAGCAAAGGCACAACCAGAAAAGGCGTTAGTACTAGGTATTCCGTTTGCCGTTGCTATACTATCAGCACGCCCAGAGTTAAAAGTCCTAATATAATGATGGAACTTCCCTTCATTATCATTGTAATCAAGATCATTAACTTTTATGTTTTGGACCCCAGAAATACCAGCCTGAGCAAGAACATACTGTACGTGAAGAAACTCATTTTTATTACCGACACTGCCGCTATTTGTCAAACCTTCAGAAAAGATATTGTCACTGTTATCCGATGCAGAAACAAAGCTGTCGGTTATACGGTGTTTTACTTCCATACCCCCGATGGCATTTTTACCATAAGCAATAGGGACAGGTGCAGCTTCTCCGCTAACAGTAAGTTCAAAGCCTTTTCGTTTATCTGCTTCCCTCTTCTGTTTTTTATTCTGATGCAGCTGATAAGCAGTAGAGGCAGCAAACATAACTAGTTGAAATATTCCTCCCATTAGATTTTCCCCCACTTTAAGTTAATTTCACTATTTTTGTATATCTCATCAAAAGAAGTGTCTGTTGAACTCTTCTGGTCCATTCCATCTCTTGAAGTAATAAACGGTTTACTCATGTCTAAGTCCGACATTGGTGATGTCCCTTCTATTACCGCAAGCTTTTCATTAAAGTTGTTAGTAATAGTAGGCTTATCAATAGTACCTTTGTAGATTCTTAGTACATCATCAGTACCTAACATGTAGTCACCCCCTGCACTTTTTAAAGCTACAAAAACCTCTACATCTTTACCAATAACATTGTTTCTAAACTCAGAATAGAGTTGGTTTAAAACTTCAGATATTACAATTTTGTAGCTTTCTCTGTCAATTACTGTAGAGAACTTTGGACTATCAAACTCGTAAACACCACCATTGGCAATATAAACATTACTGTCAAACTCTAAGTCATGAGAGCTAGATGTTAAGTAGTATGTAGAGGCTAAGGAAAGCTTAATAAGATAAGTAAATTCAATTAAATCACTATCTAAAACAGTTTGAATAGCTGTTGAAAATTGTCTCATACAATAGCCTCTGTCAAACTAACGGTTCCAGTACTTGAAAGAATGCCGTCTGTAAAGGTTATGCCAACTTGGTTGTCAATATCTCTGTAGTAAGAAAACTGAGCGTCAGCGCCTGTGTCCATTGTATGAGAAGTAGTCACGGCGGTTTTCAAGGGAGGGAAAAACGTAAAACTTTGTTCCAAGTCAGTTCTGGTTACTACCCCCGTCCCCTCGTCTACACTTTCACTAACTTCTATTTCAGAAGTAAGCATATAGATTTTAGAATGATTTGAGAACTTAAAGAAAGCACCTTTCTTAACGAAACCGTCACTATTTACCCGTGCAGAAGTGTCCCCTGCAGCAGCCCCTAGAGTAATGGTCAGTTGAGTACTAGAGTCAGTCCCCTTCTCAACAGAAGGTAGTTGAGGCATAACCATAGTGTCTACCGACGCTAGGTTTTCAATAACACCAAGCAGAAGCTCAACCTCGTTGTCAGCTGTTGCTAAAGTATCAAAAGAAATCTCCCAACGTTGTACACCTTGTGAAGCTCGTTGTTTAGCCAAGCTAACACTATCAGTTTCATAAATAGGCTGATTGGATACGATAGTGTACGGAGCAAGTATCTCTGCGCCTTTAAAATAATAAGCCATTTTATATTCCTTTAATGGGTCTGGCAATAATGCCGAGTTTTCCCTCAGAAGATAAACGTCTTCGCGAGGTTTGTATTCCTGTGTTAGATTCGCAAGTAGTGGTCCAGAAACGCCCCTCTGCAATCATAGCCGAGCCACCCTTTTTTCTCGAGTGCTCAAAGGCTATATCACCGTGCATGGTTTTACTATTTCTGATAACTTCATAACCTGCTGCTATAGCAAACTCTCTGAGATTACGATAGCCCCCTTTTCGTATGTTCTGAAAGAACTCTAGGGTAGTTTTGTAGTTTAAGTCTAAGTTATAATCAGGGTCTTTACCCTTTAATGCTTTGTCATATTCAGCAAGGAAAGCAAAACAGTCGTTATAACCGCGTGTATAAGCATCAACTTCTTTTGTACGAGAGTCGATAATCGCCTTGGCCTCATTAAGTGCCAAACTAGTTTCTTCTACTGTGTAATACATTCTGCTACCTCAAAGGTGTTCATGTTTAGTTAGTTTGTAGGAACGGCCCGAAGGCCGCTCTAGGTTTTCTTAAATATGACCTTCGTCATAGGTGTTTAGTAACTCTTTAATAATACTTGATACCTTCTTCTGCTCAGGCGTCCCACTACTCTCTATGCGTTTAACGACATACGTGAGCAGCACTTCTCGCTTATCTGAGAAGACTTTGGGGAAAGCTTTAAAGATGTAGGCACCAACTGTGAAGTTATAGATGATGTCTACTAGCAAGAATGGGATGGCCCATAAGATAAACAAAAAGGTTCTCTTAGGGCCATGCTCCATGTTCTTGATTTGCATTGCCTTGATGTAGGTCTGTAGGCAAAGCATTGTTACTAGAAGGCAAAGCTCCCATCTTTCATAGCAAGTTCTCATCCCTATTTACGGCTTGGTAGGCCAAGTAACATTGTAAGGAAAGCCTGCCTGGTCTGTAATGCCAAGCAAGTCAAGACGATACTGTGCCCAGTCATCTTGCTCCTCCGTAGTAAGATCTGCCCAGCGTAGTGGATTGCTAACTAAAGGATCTACTTCGGTGCTTAGTTTACTATTGCGGATAGACCGCACTCCCCCTGCCGCTTCTGCATCTAGCTCCTCTTGAGTAGGGGGTACATAAGCTGCGAAGTCTGTACCAACTAGAGCCATAACTTCGTCGTTGTTGATGGTTGTGTCAGTGTCTTCAGGGTTAACGGTGTACTCTATCCACCCGAACTCTGGGTGGTTAATCTCTACATCCATTACAAGGTTGTCGGAGCGGAGTGATGCAGCGTTGCGGACTTGTGTGATTGTAATACTCATTTAAGAAATCCTTACAAAGAGGTTAGCGTAGTAGACAGTGCCACTTTGGCTGCTTGAAACAAGTGTCCTGTGGTTGCCCATAACGCGCCATGTACCTGATGCGGTGGAAGTGCTACCAGTCCCGGTGATGGTACCAAAGCCGTCACCTTCGTCGTTCTTGCGGCGTAGGTTGCTACCTGCGGTAGTGGACCCGATGCTAATATTGTCAACAGTACATGAAAAAGAAGCGTAAGTACCAACTGCTCCATGAGAAGTGCTTTGCCCGCTACTTGGTGTATCCCATGTGAATGTTCCATCACCGTCAGAACGCAGGTACTGTGAAGTAGTACCATTACCCGTCACCGCAAGGTTGTCCGCATCGACAACATCAGAAGCAATAGTAAGAGCGTCTGAGCCAGTAACTTCACCAGTGTGTGTAGCGTTATCAGACGAGCTTGTACCAGCTCCAATCAAGGAGCGTACTTCAGCGTCTGTAATTCCTGAAGCCAAAGAAGGGGTCGAACCATCCGTAGTGATAGCAGGTGCTGCGGCACCGCCTGCACTGGTCCAAGCGTAGTCAGAACCATCCCAGGAAAGCACCTGATCATTCGTTGCCGTACTTGTGTTTAAGTGTACGTCTATTAGATCATTAAGATCTTCTGTTACAGCTTGGTTAGAAGCATCACCAATAAAGATTTTACCTTCGTCAAGGTTAGGTGTAGCGTTAGCACGACCAGCACCAGTAACCACAATAGAGCCGTTAGAGGCGTGTACTTTAACTACCTTGCCAATGTTTTGGATTAGGTTAGCTTCGCCTGTAGGTGTTGTTGTTGTTAGTGTACCTGTAGTACTTACGTAGAGAGTATCACCTTCGGAGAAGGCAGAAGTGTCTAGACCCTGCAGGAAACCAGAGAGGACAATAGTGCCTTCAGCCTCGTCTGCCAGAGTGCTTGAGAGTAGACCCACAGCAGGCATAGACGCAGCAGTACCTGACAGGGCCTTCTGAACTTCCATTGCGTTCCCCGCGGTGCCACTCTGGTACACAGGTGTGCCGATAGCCAAAGATCCACCAGATACGTTCTTGCAGTTCTCCGTAAGAGCAAGTTGATCATCGTTAGGGGCAAGTTCAATAACTGTACCACCAGTGGTTTTAGAATAAAGTTTTTGATCAGCCAAGTTGACTGCGATTTCACCAGGTTCCAAGTCTCCCGCCGAGGGGATACTGGATGCTACCGATGATTTTTTATGAATAATTTTAGTTGCCATTGGGCGAGTTTCCTATGTGTGAGGAGGTGAATGCTATAGAACATTACCTTTTGGGCCAAATTCCTTATTGACCTTGGTTTTTAATCGGTGACAATTTGCGCACAGGGTTTGCAAGTTATCTGGGTTGTTATTCTTATGATTGCCGTCAATATGGTCTACATCAAGCTGACAACTATCTAACGCTTTAAAAGAACAATACTCACAAAAGCTTTTCTTAAAATAGCCACCATACCTGCGTGTTCTCTTTATTTTAGCGCGGTTAGCAAGTTTCTTTTTATAGTTAGGTGAGCACTTATCACATTTCTTTTTAAACCTGGCAGACCCGTCTTTCCTGTAACCAGCTATGCTTGTTTTCGTTTTGTTACAAGCATCGCATAATGGCCTATCCATATTGTTTCCTTTTAATTAGGGGAGAGCCGAAACCCTCCCCCTTATCTTAATGTACGGGCTTAGTAAGAACCACCGTCAAGAATTACGTTCTGTAGTTCTTCGTTGTTCAAGTCCCATTTGTCGTCTGTTTCATTCCAGATGAAAGAAACGTTAGCATCTGTGCCACGTTCAATTTCAATACCAGCGTTAGCAGAAGCTGCAGCAGTCTCATCAGAGTTCAACAAGATGATTGCATCACCAATGTTTACTTCGTTTGAGTTTACTGTTGTTGTTGTACCGTTAACTGTCAAGTCACCAGCGATTACAACTGTACCTGTGTTGTCGCCAAGACCTGCAGGGTCGATAGTGATTGTAGAACCACCTTCGATTAGGTCTGTAGTGACTTTAGCGAAAGTAACGTCAGAAGTTGTCTCTACTTCTTGACCGATAGAAACTACACCAGCAGTTACGTCAACGCCAGTTCCAGCGGTAATGTGGGCTTGTACTTCAGCAGCACTTGGACCTGTGTAGGTCATAACACCTGTAGCATTATCGTATGCGAAAGAACCATCACCACCTGCGTCGGTAGCAGAAAGCTCACCACGAATGTTAGCAGCTGTTACTTTAGCAAAGCTGTATTCACCAGCAGAGTAGGACAGTGTACCGTGACCAGTACCTGTGTTAGCAGCAGACAAGAAGGCTTCAACATCGGACTCAAGGTTGCTGTTTACGAAAGCAGAACCGTTCCATGTCAGGTGATCGCCAGAAGCAATAGAAGTCAGTGTGACATCTTCAAGTGCGCCTAGAGTCTGATAGCCAGAAGAAACAAAGGCTGTACCGTTGTGTGCTTTCAAAAGGTTGTTAGTAGTGTCATACCACAAATCACCCTCAACAGGGTTTGACGGCGCAGAACCATCAACATAAGCACCAGTGATTTCGGTGATAGCGTTAGCTGAGTTCTTAGTATAGATCTTGCGGTCTACGAGGTTAATCGCGAGTTCGCCTTGGTCCAAGTCAGCTGTTAGAGGAGAAGCTCCACCTGTAACCGACTTCTTAAGTAAAATTTTAGTAGCCATTAGAATAAGCCTCCAATAATAAGTGTCTCAGCATTTTCAATACGAGTTGTTGAAATATATTTAGCAGTAGCAGCGTCATACACCAGTACAGCACCTTCTGCCTTATTTGTGTTATCAATGTCGAGAACTTTAGAAGTTGTTAGTTGGTGGTTGTTCCACTTTGCGTCTGTACCGTTGTAGATAAGGACATCACCTTCTGTTAGACTAGAAAGTTCAAAGTCATCACCCAAGGTGACATCAACAACAGTTTCCAAGTTACCCGCGTTTACTTCTTCAGTGGTCCCGTCAGCCTTTGTTACAGTAATAATAAGGTCTGAGTTACTATCAATAACTGCGTTAGTGACGGAGTCACCTTTAGAGCCTTGTCCACCTACTCTTGAAAGGGAGGCAGAGTAGTCAAGGGTTGTTACTTTAGTTTCGTGCTTAGTGTTAGTCGCATCTACTTTAATTTTATTATTAGAAACAGAAACTTTGTAAGTAGACATTTAGACCTCCTCAGAGGGGCTGTAAAGCACTTCAACAAGACCACGGAAAGGTTTCCAGATCTGTTGAGCAGAGCCTACGCCGTTATCTCTAACTTCTACACCAATCCAACCATAAGTAGGGGATTGTGGAGTTGGTTGAGTGGCCCAAGAGTCAATAAGGTCTTCGGGAATTACAATTTTAAAGGTGTTATCTGCAACAGTAGTATCAAGGAGTGTCAAAGTTGTTACTTGACCGCCTGCCTTAACTACAGTTGGATAGGAACCTGAGCCTACACCAGACATGTCTGCTTCAACTACTTTAGCTGTTACAGTGTACCCTACTAAGCTTGTTAGCCAGTTAAGAGTCATGTCCATATGTATTTGCTCTCCTTCAACTACTGAGATAAGGACTGCGCCGTTATCGTCAATAAGGTCTTTAGAGGCAGAGTTAATTCTTGAACGTGCCATTTCATCTCCTTTGCCGAACCTCAGTTGGGCAGATAAGGGTTAAGGTTACACGCCCCCCCGAAGGGGACGA